ATTTCACAACCGCAGTCTTCACATACGCCTGTTGCTTCGTTAGTAACTGATTCTTCAGTTTGGTCTGCATCCATTTCATGGTTTTGACGGAAACGTTTAACAAATTCTGTTATGTCTTGTCCGTCCATCCAACGTGCTAATTCATCAACTAAAATATTATCTTCAAGACCTAATTCGTCTTGTAGTGTATATAATGGTTCTGAAAATTCACCAACAGCTTCACCAACTCTCTTGCTATTTGGATATTTTGATTTGTAATCTGTATTTGGTCTATCCTTTGATGCATCGCGTCTTCGGTCCTGTAGTGGTGATGAACTATAAGTATCACCAGTATTAAAATCAGTTCCATCATGTTTTGGAACCTTCATATCATGTTTGCCCGCAATGTCGCCACTATTACTATACTTCTTTAATGGTACACTAACTGCATCACTGCCTCTGGACTTTTTGTGCGGATGATCTTCATTTAATTTTGTTTTTGCTGGTGCCGGGCTTTGAGCTCTGCTTGTGCCATGGCTAGCAAGTTCTATTATTCTGTCTAAGTTACTCATTGCCTTTTTCCTCATTTTGTTCAACAGTTTCTACTGCTGGTTGAATATTTTCTTCTGGGTATTCATTTTTACTTCTGTGATCAGTTAAAAATGCTTCTAAATTTTCTTGTGGAATATCTTGTAACAATTCTTCTATAGCAGTAAAGTCACCTGTGTGAGCATCTGCTTCCATTTGCTGTGCAACTGCTTTAAGTATGTCTATATCATGTTCTTCATTTACTGTTTCTTCATTAGCTGGATTTGAGGTTCCTTTGCCATAGTCTGACAAGTTTTTCTTTATTTTGCTGACACCTTTGTGAATTAAATTACCCGCTTTGTAAGCTATGGCGCCTGTGGCTGCCGCTGCTGCACCTACTGCAAGTGGTACTAATGGCGCTATCTCGTCTAATTCTTTTGATTCTTCTACACTGCTTTTAAATATGCCTGCTAATTCTTTAATTCTAGTTACTTCGTCTTCACCGAGATTGGAGCTTTCAAAGTTTTGTCTTAGGTTGCTTGGCTGTATTTTAAGTTCTCTAATTCTAATGTCGTCTACTGCGTTTTGAATTCTGTGTGCCATTTCTTTAATATCTTCTGCACGAGTTTGATCGTCAATCATGAATACTTGTTCAACATAATCGTCTATTGTGTCTAAGTATCCTGCGATATTACCTGCATTGTCTACTGTAACATCTTCTTCTGAAACTGTTGATTCGAAAAAGTCTTTTTCTGGAATAAATTCTGCCATTTCGCGACAATCACTACATCTACCTGTATCGCCTACTGATATCTCATTGTGTCGTATATAAGCATCTGCACCACAACAATTACTTACTGTGCGGTTACCATCGTCATCGTCTGAATATTGAAAATCATCACTATATGATTCGCCAATGTTATTTTTTGCATGACAGTCACAATGTTCGCAATCTGGTCCACATACACATTCTGTAATTGGTTTACCACAACAGTCGTCTGAACACATTTCTACTTTTTCAACAATATTATAGTTTGCCATTTCAAGTAATCTTTTTAAATTATTTTTTTGCATCTTCACTCTCCTTGGCTTTTTTGACTTTCATTAATTCTTTAATAAAGCTAGTGTTGTATGCATCGCCATAATGTTTTGTATGATCAACTTTATCAGCTTCTTTGTATTCAGCATCAGCTAATACACTAGCTACTTCTTTTTGTTTTCCTACTGGAATTGCTTCTTGTGGTTCGTGTTCGCCTATTACTTTAAGTACACCGTCTGTTAGTCCAAGCATGGTACGAATGTCATTTTGAATTTGCCAACCGCTAGCAATTATGTTAGTTTCAAATGCATGTGTAAATACTTCGTATCCTTTGTGACTTGGAAAGTCACGTGGAGCACTTTGTAAGATTGTCTTCTTTGCAGCACCGAGTCCGTTTGAGTCGTATTTTCCGAGGTGCTTCTCAATGCGATCACATTGTATATCATCTAATTCATGTACTGTTTTAATTATAAATTTCCATGTCTTTTTTGATTCGCTTAAATATTTTGTAAAAGTCTTCATTGCGGTTATTCTCCTATTAATACTATTTATCTTTTTCGGGCAAGTTTTTCATAATTTCGGCTAACATGTCTGTTCTAGAGCCAATAATACGGGCATCGATGCCTTCTTCGTCATCTAACCCTAATTCACTGTTCTTTTGTGCTACATACGCATCAATTTTTTGACTATCTTTCTCAAGTCTGGCTTGACGCATTTGTAATTCAATCATTTTCATTTTTTTATCCATCTTAGCCTGTTTAGCTTGTAACGCTGCTGCAAGCATCTTAGATGCACTATCAAATATAGGAGCTGCGTGTCTATCTTCTACATTTTTACCTAAATCTACTAGATCTTCAAATGTTTCCATTGCTTTTTTAGCATAGTCGTCCATTTCTCTATCTAATTGTTCTAATCCTTCTACCGTTGGCAAAGCAATATTAGCTCTGTCGACCATACTCATTTCGCCTTCGATAGTAGCTATTTCATTTCTAACTTCTTCAACAGTAGGTGCAGTTTCTTCTTCCTCATGTGGAAGTAGCTCATCTAAAGATGGTAAGTTTAATTCTTCTTCTAATTTTTTAGTCATGGTTAACGTCTTTTATAATATCATTAACAGCTGGTCTTGGATAAAAAGACTCTACATCATTTGGTGCAAATGGAATAGGTTTATCTTTACTTATTCGTGGATCATAATAATTATGTCTTACGCTTGGGTCCTTACCATATCCAATTCCCATCATAAATCTAAAGTCTAGACTCTTTTCATCTGCATCAATATTAAATATTTCTGCTGCTCTATCAAAATCTCCATCAATGTTCTGACACATTCCTGTTTGTATGCCAGCATTTGCAGCACCTAACATAATAAATGCACTCATTAATCCAATTTCAATATTTTCAGTTTGTGCTTGAGCTGCTGATATGTCTCTTTTGTTGTCGCCAATAAATACCTTTTCTGTTCGTCTAGTACCTAGTCCTTTTCCATCAAGTATTCCTTTAGTTGATTCAGGCTCATATCTAATTTCTAAGTCTGCTACATATCTTGCTGAAAATCCAATTAACCATGGCGCTAATACTTGTGGGTTTCCACGATCTTCTTCTATTGTATGTCCTTGGTTTCGTTTACAAATGGTCATTATTTCTTTACTAATTTCATAATCATCATTTCTAAATAAATGTACTTGATATGGAAACTGTAAATTCTTAGAAGGAATATGTGTGTATGCTTCTTCTATTATTTCCATTATCTGTTCTTTGGTAGGTATTTTATCTTCCCTCCATGCAAACGTAGTGTGTCTGTTTTCTATTACTGTTTTATAATCCATTATTTTCTCCGCTTCTTAGATTTATTAGGTTTATTAAATATCTGGTGCTCGGTTATAACTCTGAACCCCATGCCTTTGGCTCTTGCAAATGCATTAGCTGCTTCCCATTTAGCATGATTAACCACTGCCGCTGCTTTTTGAGATTGTGTTTTTGCTTCGCCTAATGTCTGACTGGCGGGTTTAATTTCTACAAACTCTGCATGGTTAGCTCCTTTTCTATCCTTGTACACAAGTAATAGATCAGGTACGTAGTTACTCTGCTTTCCTGTAAGTGGGTTTTTATAAGGTATTCTGTGTGTTTCACTTCCCCAACCTAATATAGCTGGGTGATTATCGCACATGCGAAATACTGCTAGTTCCCATCCACTTCTATAATGTGGAATTCGCTTACCTAAGTATTTAGCAGGGTTAGAAGGGGTGTATTTTCCGTTTTGGAATTTAGGCATTTATTGTGCACCGGTTTTGCCAGATAGGGATGTTTTTACAATGGCAGATGATTTTACGTATGTCTGGCCATCTATTTCAGTTAGTATTTCGCCTTCACCAACTACGCCTTTGCCATCACCAAACATAAAGTCGCTTCCAGTTTCACTAGTCATGCCGCCAGCGGCTTGGAGTGTCGCTGCTGATGCCTCTCCAATGTCAGTCACGCCATCGCCATCGCCAAACATAAAGTCGCTTCCGGTTTCGCTAGTCAGGCCGCCACTTGCTTGGTGACTACTTCCGGTTTCCATACCAACTGGATGGTATCCATATAGTTCTGGTTTGTTTGAGGCATATACACTGCCAGGTGGTCCGTTTGGATTTGCAACTGCATACTGATTCTTATAATATCCTGCTCCCATATCACCTTCTAATATTTGAGTCGATTCTTGAAATCCACCAGTTCTTGTAGCTAGTTCAGTTCCGCTAATTATTCTATATCCTTCATAACCAAACGATACTCGGAATGTAGAAGGACTACTATCTGAATAATCTAGTGTATCTGCATCTGCGTTAGTAATAAATGGATGAAATATTTCTATTATGTTTTTCTGATTTGCAGAATCTGTTCTAGTGATAGTCATTGTTGATATATAATTCTTGGAATTTCTAAGTTGCAGACCTTTTGGATTATTTATAAAGTCGTTGTAGTCTCGCTCATTCATTGGACCTGAGAAATAATGTTCTGCATAGCTTTTTAAGAAGTTTTCAAAGACAGCATCTTTAGTATCATACGCTGTCATTGTTATAGGAGTATAATCTATTCCTGTCTGAATTATTTCTTTTGCATTGTACCTATTTAGTGTTTGTTGTCTATATACAAATGATGGCATTTGTATATTTGAAATTGTTTCTAATTTAAGATATTTAGGCTGACCTACCTCGTTAGTACTGAGGTAGAAATGAACTGTAAAATTATACTTATTTCTAGGTATAGCGGTAACTTCGTCGTAAGCAGATAGGCCCTGACTGTAGAGCCTATACGCTTTACCACCAATCTTTTGTTCAGACATAATTAACTCCCTTAGTTAGTTAGTTAATTTAACTTAAATTACCTGGTTTCTCTGCGCCAAATCCTGTAATACCTGTAGAACCTTTAGATCCTAATGTTGCTGAATTATTAGATAACATATCATCTGCAGTTGCTTCTAATATATGTGCAGCTTGGTCAAATCTTACAGTCATTGTAACTTGCACCATATTACTATCTGCATAGTTTAAATCACCATATTGTACTTGTGTAATAAAACAACCTGATAAATCCCACTGATCAAATACTACTGGTGTTGTGTTGTTACCATCTAGTGTTTCAATCTGCATTCCAAATTTATATGCTGATCCTGCTATAGAACTTGCTTGATCTGCGTGATCAACTTGTTTATTAAGTTGAGCGCCAATTGCTTTGATTACCTTTGAAGACATATCATCACGGAACACAATTGTTACTGGTTCCCATGTATGCTTGCCTGCTAAGTACATTTTTGAGTTGTATGAATCAACAACAACTTCTTCATGTGTTAAGTTTGGACGTGATGTGCTTATCACGTTTTGTGTCACTTCTTTATGTTCCGCAGCGAAGCCTGTAAACCTCACCCTAAAACGATATTGTAGTTTTGGCATAAGTGTTGTAGCAGTGCCATCAACCGGTACTCCAAAATTTGTAATTACAGCCATTTATTTTCTCCTTTGATACTATATTGTAGTATTTCTGTTATATTGTATTTATCAAATACTTGGTAAAAATGACAAGTCACTTTTTGAAGCCCTGTATTTTCAGTTTCTCTAACTGTATATGTATTTATGATATGTTGTCAATAAAAAAGGCTATTATATTTCTATAATAGCCTTTTATTGTATATTAAAACGTTATTAGCTTAAATTTCGCCTGTGTTTACAATTCTAATTGGAATGTAAATAAATTCTGCTGCTTTAGTTGGCTCAATTGCCACGTCAACATAAAATTCATTTGCATCAATTCTGGCTGTTGTATTGTTTGTTGTGTCACAAACAACTGCATAATCGTAAAGTCCACGCTGTTGCATAATGTTAGCTAAGAAGCCATCAAATACTGCTTTAGCGTTCTTACGCGAACCTTCATCATTTGGTTCAAACAAGAATGGTCTAGATATCTCTGCAAAACGTTCTCTTAGATAAGCTGTAAGTCTTGCAACGTTAACTCTGTCTAATGCTGAAGCACTTGCATGCAATGATTTTTGACCAAATACTACAACGCCTTCTGCCGGGAATCTTGCGATTGGGTTAAGTTTGTTAGTATACATTAAGTCTCTTGAACCTTGCGTTAATGCTAGTTTAACAAATTCATTTTCTGAATTTAAGTAACCAACATTAGATGCATTTTGTACAACACCACGTGTCAAACCAGCTGGTGCAAACCATTGGTATGAAGCATTGTCACTGTACGCATAAGTGTAAAGTGCAATGTGTGAAGCTGGAGCAACAACGCTATCGCCTGTTGACGGATTAGTTGTTAATGCATGTGGATAGTATGCCGCACTGTAAGTGTTTTTAGAAGTTAATCCTTTTTCACCATTTTCAGTTGCCGCTGTACCTTGAATCCAAGTTATTGCTTGTGTGTTATTTAAACGGAATGGAGCATCAACAATAATAAAGGCTGTTTCGTCTCTATCAGCGTTTAATGTAATCATTTCGTCATAAAGTTCTGGATATGCTGGAGCTGCTATTAAACGGAAAGCTATTGTAGCTTCACGGTGGTCAGCTTTTCCTGCTGAAGCCTGCATAGCTACTGTAACAACTTTACGCTGTCCTAGTCTACCAAATGATCCTGAACCGTCTGCTTGGTTAGATGCTTTGTTACGCCATTTCCAAGATGTAGTTAATGCCGCATTGTATTCTCTTACTGTGTTGCCTGAACGACACATGTTTATTGCTGTTGTTCCGACTGGGAATAACAATGGATTTGCTCCACCTGCTAAAACGTTCGCTGCAATAACAAATCCTGCTGCTGCTGTGTCTAAATCAGTAATGTCGCCAAATACAACACCTGCTGCTGTACTTTGGTCTGCATTATCTTTAACAACCCATGCTGTGCCGTTTGAACGATAAATTGTTGGAGTTACTGCTGCATCTGTATCAATCCAATATGTACCTGCTGCGCCAACTGCTGGAGCTACTGTTGCATATGTTGGAGCTGCTGCTCTTTTCCATTTTTGAACGCCGCCATCTGATACTACTTCAAATACTGCATAATCATTTACAGTAGTATTATGCCATAGTGTACCAGTTGCTGGTGCGCCTGATGGTTGTGTTGTTGATGCTGATACTGGATATGTACCTGTTGATCCAATACTACCCCAAGCTGTACCGTCATAACGTTTAAGTTCAATACTTGAAGTTGTGTCATCAAAGTCAAACCAAAGATCGCCATCTGATAAAGAACGTGCTACGCTTGATGAACCATTAGCATATATGTCGTCTGTTGTTCCATCTGGAGCAGCGTCATCTGCATAAGTAACTGCTTTGCTTGTAAATACTGCTGAAGCTGTTGTGTATAAACTTGGTGCAAAATTTAATCCAGTGCCCGGTGATGTTGTTTTAATCCAAACATCTCCACCGATAAGTGCTGAAGCATCACCTTGTGCAGTTGGTGCTGTATAATGTGGTGAAAACTTAGTATTGTTATTAGCTAATGCTGCCCAAGCTGAACCATCACTCTTATAATAAGTGAATGTAGTAGTTGATGCACCATTAGTAATTAATACTAAATAAGTGCCGTTTGCACCTGCTGTCGCTGTTGGGTTACCACTAGAAACAATTTCTACTGTTGGTATTTTGTTAACCCAAGTTGATCCTGAAGTAGGATATTCCCAAATACCCCAAGTAACGCCTGTTGGATTTGCCCAATATGTGTTATTTGCTGCTACACCTACTGGTGCTGCTGTTTGTGGTCTTAGTGCTGTTAAGTCTACGTCTGCACGTACTATGTACGCTGCTGAACTTTGACCTAAGTAACTAAATGCCGCTAGTAAACCGTATTCGTTAGTTTCGTCACCTTGTTGAACTGTGCCACTTACTTTACGGAAATCTACGTTTCCAAAGTATTGTGTTAGCTCACGCTGTGATGTTACTAAAATAGGTTTGTTCGATGCAGCTGATTTAGTAAATTTTGCAATACCATCTGTCTCAGTTCCGGTTGGGTCAACCTTGTTCTGTCCAGTTGCTATGAAAATCATTGGAACAGTACCCGCTCCGGCTGGACCGTATACTGATTCGTCTGTTACTGTTACCTGTGTGCCAGGTGAAACAAGATTTGCCATGTTATAGCTCCTTTAATAATAAAAACAATAATTTATCTTAAATTATTTGTGTACATGTATTTATTTGATTTTGTTTAAAAGAAGGGTTTACAGAGTTAACTTAGTTGTTATTGGAGGCTATATTTATCAATAGTGACTCAAAAGACTCACAAATGTGTCTTTGGAATCCATCGCCCCAAAGGCCATGAACAATCATATGAATTCTGTTTTCTGTACCTCTATTGATTACCGCATGTTTTCTTCCAATATCTATGCCACGTGCTTCGCCGGGTTGCCATGGAATAAGTCCTGCATCTTCAAGTGCAAACTCAATGCCAGGTGGATTGCTTAGTGCTACATTAAATGCTGCCAAGCTTCTTACATCATAATCTTGATGCGGTTGAATATACCCGCCTGGTTCTAATAACATAAATCTACATCTGTTATACTTTTTAAAAGGCCATTTGTTTTTTAACCAATCAACTGTAACTGGACACTGTTCTGCAATTTCAGTCCATCCAAGTGGAGGACTATTTTCTTTTGTATCAGTACCGTTTTCTATATAATGTTCTGCAGGTTGTGTTCTGTCAAATCCCTGTCCGTGTACTACAATACTGCTCCAACCTGGGTTCCAATCGCCTCTATGTTTAACATATCTATCAATTAACGCTTCTGCTTCTGCGTTCATTGCTTCGTGGGGTACTGGTACGTTTACTAATAAGCTAGGACAATTAGATTGCTTAATAATCCAATTGGCGTAGTGATTTTCTATACTCTTGTTTTCTTCCCAACCTTTGAACTCATCACCAGGATGCATCAGACCTTCATAGTGTGATTTTGTTTTACATTCTGTGATAAATTTTTCTAATTCTTTTACTTGGTCGCTTTGTTCCATTTTAAAAACTTTCCTATACTATCGTCTGGTAGATCGTCGAACTGTATCGTATCGTCCCAATCGTCTACCCAATTTATTATGCTACGGTACCCTATTGGGCATGCTGAATATATTAATATATTATTATTGTCTGACACTGATTTAAAATGACTTATTAACTCATTGTGCAATGCCCAGCGTTGTTGTAAGCTGTAGTAGAATGACGTAGGCATATAATGATATATATTACTTAAATGTACGTAGGTTGTTTGCTCGTCAAATTTAGCAACTTTTGCAAACCTTTTAGATCTATTTGGATCCATTATATTTAACGGATGATAAAATATTTCTAACGTAGGCAGTACATCAGTAAGCCATTCTGAGAACCCTTGTTCATTTAATTCTTTAATAGTTTCGTCGCTGTCATCTAACTGATAAGTTCCCCTGAACATATCTCTTCTTCTACTTGCTGTTTCTCCATATTCTTTCATCAAGTCTTTAGCAAATCCAGAATAATTACTTCCGTTCCATTCTTCAATTATTCGTTTTGTAAGGTCTAACGCAAATTTACTTATATCATATACATAAATTTTACTACCCTTTGGCATGCCAAGTGTAAATGCGTATATAAGCGGACTAAGTCCTGCGGCAGGAACTACTAGCCTGTTGAAATTACCGTCCCATGTTGGCTCTAATTGTTTTTTATGATTAAGCCAGATGTCTAAAGGTGGTGGTAATTCTGTGTTAGCAATAAAGAATATGTCTAGCATGAGTTGGTCTGTTACTCCAGGTAAATGCCTAGGACCGTCATGTACAACTTCAGGATATGAATAATGCTTCTCTTCTCTTATTTCTTTATTCCAAGAAATAATATGTTGACCATCTTCCATTAATGCTTTTACTATATTCCACCCACCTAATTTTCTCTTATAAGTTCTTAATTTTTTGCTTGGTGCTATCCAATGAGGAGTATATTCATCATGCCAGTTTTCGTTACTTCTAATAGGCTCTATTGTTTCAAATGATTCTTCTATACTATGTCTATCGTGGGCACCCCATTCAGGGAAGCCTGCTTTAGCCCACCAGGTAAGATCTATCATAAATGCTTGTGGATGAATAGTATAATAACTATCTTGTTGGTCTAGTATATGCCCTACGAACGTAGCGTTTTTGTTTGCATCATAGAATTTTGGAAATATAGCTTGAAACTGGCCTAGTGTTGTTCCTTGTTTAAAAACAACTATCTTTTTAAATCCAGCATCATGTGCTTTTTTAAGTAAGTTATTAATGTTGCTATCTTCAAAGCATGTAGGTAAAAACCATGACATTTCAACTGACCAATAGTCAGTCATATTTTTTGTATAACCTTTAGCAAAATCATCTCTTATATTATCGTTATATAGCCAACCGATAGTTAATTCTTTTGAGGTGTTTTTACTGTTATACCATTCTTTATTAAACATATAATAATCCTTTAGTTAGTAACTATTATATTTATCAAGTCAGTAATTCAAGAGTTTGTTCTTTTAATTGAGTTAGTGAACTAGTGTTTTGTAATGATACATCAAAGTCCCAACCTGCCCAACTCCATTCGCTTGTATGTACAGTTGGGTAATTGGTTGACATTAATTGTGTTTGCTTATCGACATTTGCATTAACTGCGGTGTTCCACCATTCGGGTTTATTATGACGCCAAACTACTGCTGTGTTTCCTTTAAATTTTTTAATGACGTTTAATTCATTAAAAAATCTGCAATCGCTTATAACAACATTCTTAGATGTCATTTCAATTTGTCTCTCACATGCTGCAACCCAAATATCTGGATGAAAATGCTTACGCATAACGTCTGTGCCAACTTGTTGTAAAGCTAGGCGCGGAGTGAAGTTAGGAATATCTAAACGCTTGGCCCACCATGGATCAATTGTTTCTCTAAACACTCTACTTTCGAGTGTATTGCCTTCTAGTAGAATTCTGTCCCAATGGAAAATATTAGCACATGCATCTTTTAATACTCCTGCAAAACTAACTCGTGCAAATCCTTCTTCAATTAAGAATCCTGCAGCCGTATCTTTACCGTGACCTATGAGTCCACATATACCAATTACTTTTTTCATTGAGTTTTCCTGTTGTAAAGTTAAATTATAACTTAGATTTGACAATCTGTCAACTATTTTTTTACAGATTAGCCTATAACGAAACTAAGTCCTGTGCTTCCATCGTTATATAATGTTAGCTCTAGTTCTAGTTTGTCAATTTCTGCAAGGGCATCTTGACGTAGTTGGTCTGCGTTCATTGTAGTACCACCTTGTGGTCCTGCAATCTGTGTAAACTTACCACGTGCTTCAGCTAGGATTAATTTAGCGTGTGCAAATGCATAGTCCTTTATCCAAG